GACGATACATAATCATACTGGGAATTAGAGTACCCTTTGTCGTACACCTCCGGCTTTTCCGGAAAATAAACATAAGCCTCTAGAGTACTGGCGTATCCTCCTGTTAGGGAAAGAGACCCAGAAAGATAACCTGCGGTATTAGAAGTAGAAGCAGTTTGTTGAAAAACGGTGCCGGCAAAGCGATCAACATTATTAAAATCTATATATCTCTTCTTAACTGAGTCTAGGTCTCGATTATTTCTTACCTCATATTCAATGTTGTTCCCGTAAACATTTAGTCTATAGATCTCATCATCAACCCCGAAACATCGCAAGAGATTTCGGAAAGAGTGCTTTGTTCCTTTGGTCTTAAAAATGCTTAAAAGGTTGTTGTATATGTTTTGATAGATGGTATTTTTAATGTCACTTAAAGACTTTCGGAACAAACGATCTTCGCTACGGTCAGCCAGTTGCTCTAAAACATCTGCATCTAAAAACAGCTCAGGAGCCATGAGGCCACGAGCTTCTAAAAGGCGCGGTGCGAGGGTATTAGACTTGGTGGAGCCACTAACATATTGAACGTCGTGTACTGAATTGATGCTTTCAATCTGTAAATAAAGAGAATCAAAATAGCTAGCTAAAATCTGTGTAAGCTTTCCAAGCTCCGAACCTTCAACTGCATCGGTTTCTTGTATCCACGAGGGGAAGAAACTCAGCATCATCGAAGGGTTTTCATAGTCATGGGCAGATCCCGAGAGCTTTAGGGATGCAAGAGTAGATTGAACCAAGGGATGAAAGCTATAGATAATAGGATCTTTAAACTCTTTAAACGACGCCGAGCTTTCAACGATTGCCGAGTCGGTGCTGCGGGCTCCGGCGGCGTAGCCCGTCCAGGTACCATTAGTGACGCGTCCGGAATAATCGAGAACAATCGCGTCGGTACTAGCAACGCCTGTAATGCCTTCATTAAATTTGTAGTAGACGCCTAAATCAGTATTAGCAACGTCTGTATTGGTGCCGCCGCCTACTTGAGTAAACCAATACCTTCCAATATCCTTTGAGCTTCTTTGGGTTTTCCAGTACCGGAACTCATCGAGGGAGGCTGACAGCTTCCCAGATCCTGTCATATCCAGTCCGAAATAGGTGTTTCCAGAAACCGTAGTACGGAGTGCACCGATATACGCCTCCATGGCGCCGTCTACAACATTAATTCCCGCTGTCCCCAAGGATGCCGAGGTTTCCATGGTTCCGTCGATATAATATTTCGTAGAGATACCAGACGAAGCCGACAAAAAGCTAAAGGCATAATGGTGCCACTTATTATCAGCAACGCTAGCGGTGGTGGTACTTCCGATACTTTGCCACTGCACTCCCGTAGTTCCCGACATAACGGTAACAAGCCACGTTGGCTGTGAATATGCCGCGCCAGTTAATTCGACCCGAAGGCGTCCATAGGCCGCAGAGCTAGTTTGCTGATTATTCCACAAGTCAAAAACGACCTCTTTGTGAGTGTCAATTGTATTAAATGCTTGCTTCTTCAGCCAAAATTCAACTGTGGCACCTTCCGTGAGGTCTAGTTGAAGGTTAGACTTTCTATTGTTGGCGGGCTGCCATATGTTGGCGCTCTGGGCGTGGGGGCCGCCGCCTTGGCCTGGTCCTCCCTTGAGGGAAACGTACTCTTCATCGGCCGGTAGTGGCTTTCCATAGTAGTTATTTGCAGCCGTTGGGGCAGTACCAGGGCCCGAGGGGTCCCAGCCACCATAAGACATTCGAATATATCCATTCGTACGTGGATATTGGTTCTCAAAAAGATAGGAATCCAAATAAGAGCCGCTATTTTTCCAGGCCAGTTGCTCATATAGCGAGCCATCGTAAGGGTAAGACGAATAAACATAAGTGTAAGAGTCCTCATAATAGCGCTCGGCGGATCCATATTTAGCGAAATTCTCAGGCTTAGCATAGTTGATACGCGGAACGAAGCGCGCCTCATCAGCAATGTCTGCAGAATGATATCGGGCGGACTCTACCTGGTCGCCAATTTCTGCCGCGGTTTGGTTGGCGACCGTTTTTGTAACACCAACCTTGCTAAATAAGCCTTTTAAACTCATATCCTAATTATTCTTCAACTCTAAATTTAAATGTAGAAGGTTGTTCAACCCAAGAAGCGATAGATGCATTATAATAAGAAAGCTTTATTTCATACATGTATCCTGGCTCAAGCATGGCCATATCCACATCAAAATAATTTCCACTTACGTCATGAGACAAGTAGGTACTATAATCCGAAGCTGTACCATATGGGATAGCTTTATAATTATCCGTTGACCGTACAATACTATAAGAGGCACTCTCTATAATCTGAGTCGGATTGTTCGCCACAGACTTAACATAAATTGTGGGGCTCCAATATTTATCCCTTACAAAAAGCCTAAATCGGCCGATGTCTGAGCGAGAATACCGCTTCTTAAGATTTTTAATGGTCGTCATCCTATCAAAAGTAGGGGCGTTATTATAAGAGGGCATTACCTCAGGGTAGATCGAGCCAGTAAAGTAGTCGGTCGAGCCGGAGTGCCACACATCGAAGGCAGCCGTCACAAGCTCTGTAGCGGACGCTGTGAGGGCGAACGACGCCGAATAGATACCAGTACTCACATAGCCCCCTGTCACGTTCACATCAAGCGCTGTGGCGACGCCGCCGCCAGCTGGGAGAAACAACTTTGAGCCGGAGGGGCCCGTGTTTGCCAGCGATCCAGAATATAACGACACCTCTATTAGGCCGGTCCCAACGTTGGGAAGATTTACAAGCTGCCCGCGTACATAGTTATAATAGTAAATAGTGTTGAGGTTGTCCGCCGCGGGAGCGAAAGAACTAGAATAATAAAAGTTGCCACGGTCGTCTTGAATTCTAGAGTCCCAACGAGCTTCAAGAGTGGGGCGTTTGAAAAAGTACTGAGATGATCGAGATGAGAATCTCTTCGTATAATAAGTATTTGTTGAGCCGCTCGGGTTGTGAATAAGGCTCGAACCAGTTGGTGTAGCGCCGGTTGAGCTAGAATAGTATGCCTCATCGGCCGCGGCGAGCTTAATAATAAAACCATTATTCACTATAGTCCCGGCGGCCCACGACTCTACCAAAGAAGAAACGTCTACTTCTAAATCTTCATACCCTTTCTCAAAAGTGGCACTAAACGAGGGAGTGGTGTGCCATGCGGCTCCGGGAGCAGGGCTGGTCCTAGATGTGGGCGGCGTTGTACTGCCGGTCCACGGAAGGCCGGCCGAGCGCTGTATCCAGTTAGAAGTGCCGATATCACTGTATTCATCCATGTCCAGACCGGTTCCCTCACTCCACGATTGTGATAAAGGAAAAATATCTAAAGTAAAGTTTTGTGGCAATGTAAAGGCGGTTTCAACGTTGGATAGTTTTAGATAAAAAGAAACACTTCCACTAGCTGGAATAGCACCCGCAGTTCGATCGGTCGAAATTTGACTTATAGGAAATTGGATAATGGTACGTGCAAGTTCTTGGCTGCGGCCCGTTGTAGATGCAGACGCCTGACCATAAATAGAATAAACTTCTAATGAATCGGCGTAGCCCATATTGGAGCCGGTGCCCCGTTGGGTGAGAGTATAGTTATACCCATTAGTAATAATATTATCCTTACTCGCGCTATATCGTTTAATAGCCATTAGGTAACACTCCCAGCAATATCATTATTGGGATATTTAAGTTCGAAGATTGTGTCAGCGGAAGCATTTAGGCTGCGGCCGTCATTAGATAAATGCGCATTAAAATCAAACGACGTCTCTGAGTATAGGCCACCCTGTTTTTGAAGTAAGCGCACATCGATAACGTCGACAACACCCGGAACTTGGTGTAGTTCTTTATAGACATCGGTTATTGACAAGGCCTCTCCAATATCATACTGTGTCCTGATAAAATAATTTCTCAGCTGCTCTGTTGCCAAGGATACTATTGCAAATCTATTTTCTTCCGAGTCGGCTACAACAGTAAAACTTATTCCGAAGTTTACCACGTGCGCGGGACGAATATCAATTGTATCATTAATCATCTTATACTGAGCCAACCATGTTTTTAGGTTTTCTTTTATGGTTCGGGTCGTTGGAATTAATAGGCCGCTAGAGTTAGTCGAAATCACGTACATATTGAGGTTACGCTTAAACGAATCAAAATCACGCTCAAAGGCCACCCGTTTTACTGCCCCGAAGGATGCGGGCATGCCATATACTAGTGCCTGATAATCTTGAACTGTGACAGCTCTCTGCTGGGCGGCATAGTGACTATAGACACGCTGCTTAAGCTCAGTTGTGTTAGGGATAGTTATATCGCCTATAATAGGAGACTCGTTAGTCACTTCTAAAGATTTAACGACGGCTGCGCGTTTTCCAGCATTTAAAGTCTGTTTGTTGGTAAATTTAAAATACGGGAGGGCCACATCTGTTAAACTGTTTGCAGCTATGTTAACATCCGAAGAATCATTTACCCGATAAGTAATAATAAGAGATGTATTCGAGGGCCCTATTCCAAACTTATCAGTATCAGTTAAGTTGGTAGGATCAAACTCTTTTTGAGTTATATAATCTCTGCCGTACAACTGCAGTAACATTTTACTAGGATCTACTACAGACTCGTTGGTCAGTTCACTCTCTGACCCATATCCAAACTGCAAATAGGCTTCCGTCGGAGTTCTTTCTAGAACAAATCTCCGAGTGACAGGGACCGCTTTCAAAATGGAGGGAACGGTGGCCTGATCTGAATTATTGTTCCGGAGAGAACGATAGACTATTTCTTGTGCTAAGTGGTCGACCTCAAAGTACCGATGCCCTTCAGAGTCTACCACACGTAAAATTTCAACAGGATTGATATCCTGAAGGTTTACTCGTCGGAATTTAGTAAAGGCGCCTATCGGGACCGTTTGCCTCTCTACGCGGCCGGAAATCACCCGGCCTGTAGCCTTAACCGCATAATAAGTAGGGTTGCCGGTCGAAGCGTTAACTCTGTTAACAATAACCTCATTAGCAGGATTAGAAAAATCAACATCTTCCACTAAAGTAAATAATTGGCCGCCCGAGGCAGCAAAAGTTGAGTTCGCGGCGAGGACGGGTAGATAAGTCTCGTCGGGGCCACCGTTGTTATAGGCCGGCACTGACACAAAGAATTGTGCTTCGCCATGCGAAGAAAACGCAGTAGCATACTTGTATCCCAATTGGCGGGCGATCTTGACCACGTTTTTGTATTCCGTAGCCGAATCCAAAAAGGTTTCATTAACCTGGTAATCCATATAAAAAGAGAGGACATCTCCAATATAAGAAACTGTATCGAGCATCAACGATCCAAAGCCCGCCGTATTAAAATCCCTATAGGAACTAGGATAGTAACGCTGTACATAATCCAATAAGTTCCTTCTAATAGAGGTAAAATCCCGGCCATCATAGTTAATAACCTTAAGGTGTTTTGTATTATTGTTTACTTCGTCGTTAGCCATAACTTATAGTTCCTATATATCTGGTGTGGTCTGACCCACTAATATTACATTGCTTCCGCCACCCGGCATCGAATACCGTACTGCTATATTAAGAATTAAATTTTCTTCTGCGGAGTCGACGCCCTCATTAAACAATATACTTTCAAGTTTTATTAAAGGAAAGTATGTTGTGGTTTGATCCAAGATATTCTGAGCTATTGTAGCACTTGTAGAAGATGTATTAAGTTCAAATAAATAATGGCGGAGGCCTACGCCGAAATTACTATCCATAATACGCTCGCCGGGCGCGGTTAAAAGTAGATTTTTATAATTTTGTGCAATAACCTCTCGAATCGAAAGATTAAGACCATAGGCCCCCACTTTATTATTGATCTGAAGGGGAAATTTTGGTGAGTATCCAATCATAGTGTTTGCTCGTCATCTCTAATTAGTCCACCGGGCCAATTAGTCTTCCTCATTTGGTGGCCACGAGGCTGCTTGTTCTGAACAGTCGACCTCCTGGACCAGGTACTCTGGCCAGTCTCCCAATCGCATAAGTAAATAAATAACTCCCAAAGGGGTAATAGGAGGAACCGCGAATGTATAGGGAAGCGTCCCCAAAAGATCAATTCCCTTTACTGAAATAGATGGCCGCATAGCTGCTGGGACCGGGTTTCCCCATGGGTCCTCCTTCGGGAAATTTTCATCAATTTGAGCTTGGATGAAAGCTATAGCCTGCGCCATCGACATCGGGAGCTGTGGGATCTCGGGGAGTGACTCCGCCAAGTCTGCGGCACTTGGGTTCGGGTTACACGCGCCATCCACACCGCCGCCGGCAGCCAGATCGACACCATTCGCAATAGCAGCTGCTGCTTTTGCTATTTGTTCAGCTTGCTCCATTTGTTTCAAAACTTGGCCGCTTGTATCCTTGATCAATTTGGCGACGATAACATGAGGTTCTATCAGTTCTACAAGTCCTTTAAGAATATGCTTGGGCGTATCTTTGAGCATCTTGTTTAAGAATGAGGTGCCAAAATTTCCTATGGGGGCTAGAGAATCGGCGATGCCACTCAAAGCGGCGTCTTGGAGAGCATTCGGAGCGCACGGGTCGGTGGTACCATCCTCAGAAAAAGCAGCCTTAAGTGCAAGTACCAAAATAGCTTTTGTATCTGCAAAAACTTCCTTACCCTGGAATAATTTATAATAGTTGCTAATTTCTCCCGTAATGTAGAGGTATTGCAAAATTTTACCCATATCAATTATCTGAGCTGGGCCCAATAACCTTTGCATTGCGGGCCGGTTAGCCAGCTGGCTGACTAGACTGTTTTTCGCATATAAATCATCAAGATATCGACCTAGAGACGTCATAAAGCCATGCGTACTCGGATTATTTTTTATATAGTCATTTATGTCATTCGACAAAAGTACATCGGACATCTCGGCCTCTGCACTTTGGTTTGTAGCCAGTACAGCGTGCTGGCCGGTGTGTGTCACATCATCATATGAACTTGGGGCGCCATGAACCATATAAAATGATTTGTATTGTTTAAAGAGATCGTTTGTTCCGTTGCCTGTTAACAAATTTATAATACCGCTTCTTTCTTCATCAGTGTCGAGACTTGGGGTGACGTAAGATAACCTCGATCCAAAAGATATACTAGGAAATATGTTTCCCAGGAGTGCTGCGGTGCCCTCTAGGGGAGGTGTTTTATCGGGTTCAAGTGCATGGCCACCCTGCTGGAGCTCGACGGGCGCGCCAGGGGGATTCCCGCCGCGGCGGCCAAACTCAATATTTTGGTTGCCCGTGGAGGTGGCTTGGTCGCTCGCGTCGTCGAGGACGCCCGCTATCCCGTCGCGAAAGTCGGCTTGAGTTCGGTATGTATTAAAGAGTGTATGGGCTGTAGAATAATTAGCCTGCCAAGATGCTTCATCGGAACTATTGGTGGCCCCGTTGAAGCTTACCACGGGAAACCACTTGTTCTGCGTTCTGTTAGCGAGAGGCCGGTTTGGGTTGCCCTCGATGGCCTCGTCCATCCTGTTCTGGGATTTGAGTCCCAGATATATACTCGCATCGCCGTAAGGGATGTCTGTGAGGAACTTCTCTATCAGTTCGTTTTTATCCCTCGTCTCGTCCCAGTCTTCGTTTTTATTCCACCAGTTCTTCTCGACCCGGACGACAATATAAAAGCTAGGTGACTCGAAGAGGACCTGGTTGTAACCCTCGTCACCCACGTTGCTGTCTTTCATAAAACCGACGACGGCATCTAGGACACGCTGATTTTCCTCACCCACAATCTCCCCGGACGCGTCGACATAGTTGGGGTTGTCCCAGATGGAGAAATCTTCGCCGCCGAGGGCGCCAACAAACCCGGAGAAGGCCTGCTGGACGAACTGGCCCGCGTCGGGAGGACGGCCATGGGAAGTACCCACGCTCTGGGGGTTCCAGGTATAATATCCGAAACCGGAGCCCGAGGATTTTCTATTCACCTTAAATATCGGTGTTGGAGACCACGTCGTATTGAAGTGATCGCCGTCGTGGCTGCAGTAGACCTTACGCCTTGCGTCGCCGTGCCAGCCGTTCCAGGGCCCTTTGAAATTATCGGATCTAGAGTTCCATGGTTCATCGTCGGTGAAACGTTGGATGCTCCGACACCAATTGCGAATCAAAGTATAATCTGATAACCGTCTTGGATTCGCGCCCTCATCGCCACTACCCCATTCAGAGTCAGGCGCGGTCAACCAAATCTGTACATCTTTAATCTGCGGGACAGGATGATCGTCGTCCATGTTGGGGGTGGCGTCGAGCTGATTGCACCAGCTCGGGGAAAAGCCGTCTATCCAGTCGCTCCACACGTTGGCCTCGACTCCTAGGAGCCTAAAAGGAAGCGGGACAGGCGTCTCGCCGCCGGTGTACAGGTTGCGCAGCTGCATAATGAAGCCGAACATATATTTAAAGACCTCCAAGCTAACTATGTACTCTTTTTGTCTGTTGGGGGAAGTTGCGGGGTCGGCGGACGCTGGTTCTTCGGCGGGGGTCGGGGGCATAAGTTCTGTGTCACTGTCTATTATTTCTTTGACTAGGGCTAGCTGGGCGGAGAAGTCTCCCGCGGCCGTATTCGATGCGGCGGCGACGAACAGGTCGTACGCGTCTTCGTCAAACTTAAACTTAACATATTTTTCAACCGTGAGTCCACCAAAATCATTTAATGATTTATGTTCCTTGGCGACAGTTTCTTGGTCGCGGGACGTCCTGATGACCTGGGCCCATTCACCGGGTCCGGTATCGCTCGGCAGCACGTTGCCGTCGTCTGTGACGTAGTTAGATTCGGACCGGCCCGTGAAGGAGGACCCATAATAGTTTAACCAGGTAA